CGGAGTTGCTGAGCGCGTCGTCCGCCTTGCGCTCGACCTCGACCACGCGCACGACCCCGACCGATGGGCTCGTCGCGTTGCCCTCGATGACCGCGCGGCCGTTCTCGATGCGAACGGACACGGAATCGCCTTGAGCCACCGTCGCGGTGGTGCCCGACACGGGCGTGTCCTCGCTCGCGCCGTCCACCAGCACGTAAACCGTGCCGTCCTTCTCGATGCGGCTCACGGTGCCCGTCGTGCGCGTGCGCTTGCCTGCGGCCTTCGCTATCTTCCTGTCTATCGCGCGCTCGAGCGCGTTGATCTCGTTAAGCATCGCCCACCTGCCTCACGGACTCCTCGACGACTATCCCGCGGGTGCAGGCGAGCCGCTGGGACGCGACCTCGTACAGGCCTTCCATGCCGTGCTGCGGCAGCACGGCCCGCACGAGCGAGTAGGGCCCCACGTCGGGTTGCCACTCCCGCGAGTACGTCCTCTGCCCGTCGCCGTAATCGACGCCCGGCATGAGGATGCACGAGCCAGCGCGGTCGAGCACGAGCGCGGGCTCTGTCGGGCGCTTGCGCACGTGGACCTCCCCGCGCCCGTCTATGGCGAGCATCCAGCCGCTCGTGGCGAGGACCGCCCACACGGCGGCGAGTACGGTCGAGTCGAGGTCGAACACGATGTTGTCGGCAAGCTCGAAGCCGTCCCCGTCCACGTGCACGGGCGCGTCGATGCGTTCGGATAGCTGGTCGGCGCACCATCGCGCGCCGTTCACGCCCTTGGGGGCCCATGCGCCGTTGCCTATCGCGTCCTCCGACGCCTGCCAGAGCACCGACCTGCCTTCCAGCTCGTCGTCGCGGAAACCTTTTTCGTAACGGCCCCTCGTCGGCTCGAACCACAGCGTCGCCACCGGCACCGATTCCGACGACTGGTCCTGCATCGCGTCCATGACGATGCGCAGCCACCCTGGCTCGAACGACTCGGACGGGTCGCCCGTGACCTTGATGCTCGCGGTCTCGAGCATCGGGGAGCTGTCGGTGCCGTCGCGGCTGACCTCTATCTCGTCTACACCGACGACCGAGCCGCTCGGCTCCCACGTGCTGGGGTCCACCCGCACGACGCGGAACGTCGACGCGTAGCTTCCAGACCAGTCCACCTATGCCTCCTCGTCCAGCTCGACGGCGTTGCCGTCCTCGTCGTAGAGCACGTCGCCGTCCCATGTCCAGCCGGCTTTGGCGGCTCCCGTGCCGATGCGCACGGACTCGCCGTCGTAGACGTGCAGGACGTCTTCCACGTGGCCGATGAACGACCACGAATCCAACGGGTAGCCGCCTGCGGAGTCGTACACGGTTCCATCCGCGACCTCTACCGCCCCGCCGCCCCACGCGGGCGATACGATGTCCGATTTCGCGGGCCTGCCGGCATCGCCCAGGTCGTGCTCGCGCGCCTCGAAGCTCATGCCGACTACCTTGGTCTCGTAGGAGCGCTCGATGGTGCCGGCGCGCACGTCGGCGGCGAACGCGAGCCCGTCGGGAGTGCGCACGAACACGCTTCCCGCGTGCTGCAGCATGTCGCGCACCGCCTCCTGCTGCTCGGCGTCCCTGAACTTCACCACGGCGGTGGACAGGTTCGCCGTGCGCGACACCGCCTCGTTCCAGTGCGCCGTCCTCGTGCCGTCAACGTGGCCCCGCACCTCCGAGTCCTTCTCGAACTCGTCGGATGCCTCGAAGTTGTACGGTAGCTCGACGTACCTGCCCGCCCAGTCGAAGCGCAGAGACCTGCACCTGATGGAGTAGGCCGCGTCGTCGGACGCGCACGTGTCGCCGTCGGCAGTCTTGGTCACGGCCACGTAGTAGAGGTTCTCGCCCCTCGACGAGAAGGGCGCGAGCCTGTCGGTCACGGTCGAGCCGAACGGCACGTCGGTGGCTATCGGCCGCTCGCCGTCGGGCGTGCACCTGTAGAGGTCGAAGCGGTCGCCCTTCTGGTAGTCGGCCGGCTCCTCGACCGCGATCTCGACGCTCCTGGCGTCCTGGTCGGCCGTCACGGTCACGGCTGGCTGGGACGCGGTGTGCGCCCAGCCGATTGAGAACGTCTCCTGCGCCGGCTCGCTGGACAGCCCCGTGGCTTCGTCGGTCACGGAGACCCTCACGGCGTACGAAGAGCCGTTGTGGAACGCCTGCCCGCTCGGCAGCTCGACGGTGGCCGACCTCGATTGCCCCGAGCCCGACCATTCTGGCGAGAGCGTGCCCGACCAGACCGTGTCGCCCTCCATCTGGCCCCTGTCGTCACCGATTCCCGTCCCCGAGCTCCCCAGCGCGGTCACGGACGCCGACACGGTGTCTCCCGTGTTGCTGCCCACGGTGATTGAGAGCGGCTGGGAGGTCAGCACGGCGGGGGCTGTCAGCGTGCACGTCGGGGCGTCGGCGAACGCGAACGTGCGCTCTACGGAACGCGCCCATCCGCCGCCCGTGGTCATCTCCAACCGCAGCGTGATGGAGCTGGCGTCCCCGTACACGTCGGGGGCGATGGCGTAGGCACACGTCGATTCCTCGCGCTCCACGAGCACCGAGCCGTCGGGCCTCACGAGCCGCCACCTGGTCTGCGGTGCGTCGGTATCGTAGGTCCACGACAGCTGCAGGACGCTTCCCCTGGCCGTCGTGGCGTCTCCCGACAGCACGACCGTGGTCGGCGTGGTGTAGGGCGTCTCGTCGCGCGCCCCCGAGTACTTCCCGTAGATGTGGTTGCCGTCGGCGTCGGTGTCGTACGCCCTCGCCTTGACGTAGTAGCGGGTGCTCTCGGTCAGCCCCTTGATGACGAGCCTGTTTGAGGTGGTCTCGAAGGTCTTCGGCGGCGACGTGGACTCCCACGCGTCGGCGTCCTCGCTCCACGACACCTCGTAGCCGTCGTCGTCGGCCTCCTTGCCGGATAGCGTCACCACGAGCGACTTGCCGTCCGCGCCGGGCACGAGCGAGTCGATCTTGGCGGCGCCGGCAACGGTCGAGGACACGGACACGTCGAGCACCTTGGCGCACACGGGCATGGAGAGCACCGTGTAGCCGTCGCGCACGGATTTCAGTCGGTACCACGTGTGTAGGCCGACATCGGAGACCCCCTGCGCCCACGTGTCTGACAGGCCGTTCGTATAGCCGTTGTCCGACATCACGTCGGTCCACCCGTCCATCTGCGACGCGCTCACGGGGTCGTTGTCGGTCGGCACGCCCTTCAACCGCTGCAGGGTGATGGTGGTCGCGTACTGCCATATCGCGTTCTTCTTGGAGTCCTCGCCGACCTTCACGCGGCCCATGTTCGTCACGGGCACGCGCACCATGGCGGTCTCCTTCACGTCCTTCGTCGCGTAGACTATTGTCGGCTCGCCCAGGGTGCCAGGGTTGGGGTGCACCACGTAGACGATCTTCTCGGCTACCGCCGAGTTGCCGCGCAAGCCCTGGTTCTGCGCCTTGAAGCAGCACTTCACGAACTTGCCTATGTCCAGGTTCAGGGCGCTGGGGACCTCGTAGGAGAAGCTCTTGGTCTTGCTGGTGTAGGCGCTCCCGTTCACCTTCTTGTCGCCGTTCACGGTCACCCAGCACTTCGTCCGCAGGCACTCCTTCGCGCCGTCGGGGTGCTCGGTCTCGTACTTCGCCGTCACCTTCCCCGTGGACGAGCTGTACGTCAGCGTCGCGGTCGGGGCGGCGGGCACGGCGAGCTTGAGCGCCTTGTGGGTCCACGGGCCGTACACGCGCTCCGTCTTCTTCTTGCCGAGCTGCTGGTCGTTGTACCCGCGCACCCAGCACTCGATGTAGAGCAGCGCGGGCTTGCCCTTGTAGGGGTGGTACTTCTTGCGGTCGAACGCGTCCGAGTCGCTCCTGGTCCTCTCCTTGCCCGTGGAGTCCCTGTCGAGGATGTCGCCCTTGCTCTTCTTGTGGCCCTTGGTCGTGGGCTTCGCGTCGTATATCCAGTCTATCTGCAGGCCGTCGAAGCGGACGTCGTCCTTCGCGCCGTTCTTCACCGCCTTTGCGGGGATGTTCCACGACGTCGAAGCCTTCGCGCCCGAGCGCGTCGGCGCCTTCATCTTCGTTACAGCCGTCTTCAGCTTCGTGGGCTTCTTGTTAGCCATCCTATCCCTCCATCGCGAGCTTTCGGTCGAGCATCCGGGCGAGGTCGTTCGCCATCTGCGCGGCGTCGGCGCTCGCGTCGTACTGCAGGTACACCGTCACGTTGCGCATCTCGGACTTGCCGCTGGCGCCTTCCATGTTCATGGCGATGGCCTTCGCTATCGGCTCCATGTACTTTCGGTTGGTAAGCGGGATGACCGCACCGCCCGTGGCCCAGTTCAGCACCGCCTCCGCGCCGTCCTCGCCGACCCAGCCGTTGTTCGTGAGCGTCGGGCGCGTCACGATGCCGCCCGTCGCCATACGGGGGACCATCGCGGCCGATGACAGGTCCCACGGCGTTGACGAGTAGCCGCCCACAGCCGAGCCGCCGCGCTTCACCACGTTTATGTAGGCCGTTCCGACAGTCGAGCCGTCGATTGCGTTTGCCGAGTTCCAGAACGAGGTCGTGTTAGCGTTCACGCCGATGGTGCCCGTGGAGCTGTTCGCCTTGTTGACGGCCCCGCTTATCTTGCTGTTCGCGCCCGACGCGTCGCCGTCGACCCTTATCGTGCCCTTGCTTGCGTTCGCCCTCGAGACCGACGCCTTCACTTTGCTGTCGGCGGCGGACGTGTTCGTGTCGGTCTTGGTGGTGGCCTTCGTCGCGTTGGTCTTCGCCACCCAGCCCGTGACCTTGCCCGTGGCGGGGTCCGTTATCGCCGTCACGTTCACCTTGCCGTCGGGCAGGCTCACCACGCCCTTCCTGAGCGTGCCGACCGCGTTGATGCCGTCCCAGATGGTGCCGTCGTCGTCCACCTTGTACGTCTTGTCGCCTATCGTCAGGCCGCGGAACCTCGCGAGCTTGCCGTTCTGCTTCACGATCGTGCCGTCGTCGGACACGTAATAGGTCTTGTTCCCGATCTTGACCTCTTTGAGCCCGAGCAGCTTGGCGGTGTTGCCGTCTATCTTCACGCCCATCTCGCTCAGCCCTGGAACGATTGACGCGAGCGTGCCGTCCCATGCGGCGCCCATCTGCTCCACCACGGACGAGTTCGCCGACAGGGTGTCGTAGTCGAGGTTGAGCTGCCCGAGCAGTTCGGCGAAGCCGCTCACGGACTGGTAGTTGCCCCAGATCGCCACCTGCAGCGCGTCGTTGTCGGCGAGCCACTGCTGGGCGGAGGTGGACCCCGCCGCCTCGGCGGCGGCCATGAGCTTCATGCCCTCCTCGTACTGGTTCATCGCGCTCGTCGTCTCGCCGAGCTTGGCCTTGGTGTTCTCCAATGTCTCGTTGGCGGCGTCCATCTGATACTTGTACTGGGCGACAGTCTGCCAGTCGAGGTCCGTGTTGGCGGCCGCCTCGTTGTACTTCTCGGTAGCGGCCCTGACCTTCTCCTCGGCATCGGCGACCTCGTCGAGGGCCGTGCGGTAGTCCTCCATCTTCGTGGAGTAGCTTTCCTCGAAGAACTCGGCCTTCGCGGAGTTCATCATCGACGCGGTCAGCTCGTCGAACGCCTTGGCCGTCAGCTTCGCGCCGTCCTGCATGAGCTTGAGCTTGCCGTTCGCCTGCTCGGACACCGAGATGGTCGTTCCTGCGGCCCCGTTGTACAGCTCGACAGCGGTCTTTAGCTCCGCCATGGACTCGGCGCTGCGGTCGCCCTCGTTGTACGCCTTGAGAGCGGCCTTGACCCGCTCGCCGTAGTCTTCTATGAGCGCAGTGTTGCCGTATGTCTCCTTGGCCGACTGCTTTATCTTGCGGTTGCTCTCGGCAAGCTTGGAAACCAGCTCGTCGTAGGACATGCCGAGGTCGGAGACGGACTTGCCCTGCTCGTCGAGAACCGTGCCCAGCGCGGAGCCGATGGTGTCGCCTGCGCCCTCGGCGGCTTCCTCTGCCTCCTTCATCTTCCTGATGTAGTCGGATATGGCGCCGACGGCGATGGCCACGCCCGCGACCACGGCCCCGACGGCCAGCCCGTGGAGCAGCGACTTGCCGATGGTCGAGGCGGCGCTCTTGAGCGCGCCGACCTTCGTGGCGAGCCCGTCCGCGCCGCTTCCCGCCTCAGCGAAGCCCGACTTCACGATGGATATGGCCTTGCCCATGGCGCTGGACTCGGTCGCGAACTTCCTCACGTTGTCCGACGCCGTCATGAACGTGGACACCATCGTGAGCGCAGGGCCCGCCAGCGCACCGAGGCCCAGGCCGACGACCACCATGGTCTTCTGGCCCTCGTCCATGCCGTCGAACAGATCGAGCGCCGCCTTCGCCAAGTCGGTGAACACCCCGACGACGGGGGTCGCGCCCTCGGCGAGCGACGCCATCGCGTCCGTGCCGATGTTGGAGAGAATCGAGAGCTGGCCCGAGAAGCCCTCGGCCTTCTTCTGCGCCTCGCGCGCGGCGTCTCCCGCGGCGCCCCACTGGTCGGACTTGCCCTCCCATGCGTCGTTCGACATCTTCAGGTTGTCGTTCAAGCCGCCGATGGTCTGCATCAGGCCCTCGATGGCCTGCTTCTGGCGCGTGCCCGTGATGCCCATGGCCTCGAGCGTGGCGTCGGCCGAGCCGCCTTCCTTCTCGATGCGGTTCAGCCCCTTGATGAACGCCTCGAACGCGACGATGGGCTCGGTCTCCCACGCGTGCGCGAACTCCTCGGCGCTCATGCCCGACACCTCGGCGAAGGCGTCCAGGCTCTCGCCGCCGCTCGCCACCGCAGACTCCATGTCGGAGAGCGTGTTCGCGATTGCCGTGCCCGATGCCTCGGTCTTCATGCCCGTGGATGCGATGGAGCTGGACAGCGCGAGGATTTCCGGCACCGTCATGCCCACGATCGTGCCCATCGAGCCGATTCGCGTGGCGATGTCGACTATCTGGTCCTCGGTCGACGCGCCGTTGTTGCCCAGCCGCACGAGCGAGTCGGCGTAGCGGCTGTACTCGTCGGCGCCCATGTGCGTGATGTTCGCCAGCTTGCCCAGGGAGGACGCCGCCTCCTCCGTGTCGAGGTTCGTGGCAACGTCCAAATTCGACACCGTCTCAGCGAAAGCCTGGAGAGAATCGGTCGCTATCCCCAACTCTCCGCCGATGGCCTCGATTTGGAGTATCTGCTCGGCGCTCGTGACGTGGGTCTTGGAGAACTCGATGGCCCCTTGCTTGAGGCTCTCGAATTGCTGCTCGGTGCCCTCGACCGTCTTGCGCATGTCGCGGTAGGCCGAGTCCATGTCCTGCGCCGCCGTGACGGTGCGCCACCCCAGCATCGTGATGGCGGGGGTGAGCGTCGAGTACATCGTCATGCCTGCCGACTTGAGCGTGGACGCGTTGAGCATGGACTTGCCGCCCAGGCTCGTGAGGTCCATGCGCTTCCTGACCGCCTCGGCGTGGGCGCTCGTCTGCGACAGCTCTTGCTGCAGGCGTTGCAGCTCGGAGCACTCCTTGGCGGTCTCGAACGCTTCGTCCATCGTCTTGGCGTTCGTCTTGAGGGTGTCCACCTTGCCCTTGGCCTCGGTCAGCTCGGCGTTGAGCTTTTCTATCTCCTCGTCGGGGGCCTGGGCGTCCTTGAGGCGCTTGAGGGACTGCTCGAGCGCCGCCACGTCGCCCTTCGCCTCGGCGAGCTCGTTTTGCACCTGCTGCCACTCGTCGCCCACCTTCTCGATGTACTTCGGCAGGTTCCTTTGCTCTGCGAGCACTCCCGACAGGCGGCTCTTGTAAGCTTCGACCTGTTGGGAAAGCTCCTTCGCCTTGCTCTGGGCGAGGTCGTACTCGTTCGAGAGCGCCTTCAGGCGCCCGACCGCCGCGCCCATGTTGGAGGGGTCCTCGCGCAGCGCGGCCTCGTAGGCCCTGGCCTGCTTCGCGCAGCTCGTGAGCGCCGCGTCCATCTGCTTGATGCGCGCCGTGGACCCCTGCCAGTTGTCCTCGGCGTAGCCCGACACCGCGCTCAGCTCACGCACGGTGGCCGTGGCGTTGCGCGCCTCGGACTCGAAGCGCCGCATGTCTACCTGCATGGACTCGAGCTGCGCCGCCGCCTTGTACGCCTCGGAGCTGTCGAACACGTCCTTCCACGCGGCGCGCATCTCGCGGAGCTTCTTGGTTTCCTCGTCGGTGATGGCGCCTATCTCCTTGAGCTCCGCCATCTGTCTCTCGAACGTCTCGTCCGTCCCCTGGCGGGAGAGCGCGTTGAGGCTCATGGCCTTGCCGGCTTCCTTCGCCCTGGCTTCGAGCTCGCGGTAGCGCGACGCGAGAGTGGCGGTCATGTCGTTGTAGC